ATGGGCAAAGCAGAAGAAATGGCGGCAGCGTTGAAGTTGAAATCGGAGAAGGAGGCCGAGGCTACTGCAAGTCTCGAAGCGGTGATTAAAGAGTGGCCTGTTCGCATCGAGGAGCTGCTGACCGACATTGAGAAATGGGTTAGTCCATTGATCGGTTCAGGCTTGAGTGTCACGCGAACTGAAGAGACGAAGAGTGAAAATCCACCAGGTTTCAATTTCCGTTACACGACGCATAAGCTCACTATTCGTCATGGCAGTAAAATCGCTACAGTCACACCCTTCGCTAGATTCATGATGGGGACTGGTGGACGAGTTGACTTGAAACTCGGAAATACTGAATTGGGGATTATTCTTGCAACAGATGGCACGAATACCTGGAAAGCTATGATCCCGTCTAACCAAAGACCACCTACTCGCCCTCAGTTCTTACCTTTTGACGAAGATTTTTTTCTGGATCAGTTAGCTAAGTTTCTGGAAATCTGAGTCGTTCGTTACAATAGAAGTCATTATTTCTAATCAGTTGATTAGTATGGCGCCCACATCACTATGGGCGCCAAATTCACGCATCTCTAAACCCAAGCATTTTCGATACGATACCCGCCATGCTCTTGGTGTCCTTCGGTATCCATCTACCGTAATGCTTTCTCACCATCGTTGTGTCGGCATGTCCAAGCTGTCTGGCAACCCATTCGACCGGCACATAGCTCGATAGCATTTGGCTGGCAAACGTGTGACGGCACTGATTAGCGCCTCGGTGGCGCACTTCTGCCTTTTTCAGGTGGGCTGTGGCTCCCTCGGTAAATCGCTGTTTGGTGGCGAGGACGATAAGCCCGAGCAAGTGGCAAAGGCACCGGTACCGAGCACGCCACTCATGTTGACCTCAGCGGCTCAACAAAGTCCGGCGCTGGGGGACGTTGCGCGTTCAATGGCCGTGACGGCACCGCTCAAGTCGGCGGCGCTAGCGATTCAGCCCAAGGAAGCGGACAAACCGGTGCCGGCCAAGGTGGATCAGCAGTTTCAGTACTCACTGAACATGCCGGTCACGGTGCAGGGCGATGTCAAAGATCCGCAGCGCCTGGCACAGGATCTGATGCCGCACATGCAGCGAATGATGGAAGGCGCTGCGAAGCAGAATGCCGCCAAGCTGTACGACGAACCCCATGTGTAAGGAGGCCTCATGGCTTATATGGAAAGCATGCAGTCGAGCCTGAAGTATCTGGTGGAAGCGGCGGAAACCGGGCGCCGTAGTGTGGACGGCATGCTGATGCCGGTTAACGGTGCGATTAGCGAACTGACCGGCGCCGCGTCCGAGCTGGAAAACATCCCGTTTGTCGGTCCGGCCATCGGCGCCAAACTTCAACGGGTGATGCGAGGCGTTGATGCGGCGCAGGCCAAGGTCGGTCAGGTGGTGGCGGTGTACGGCCGCGCCACTCGGGCAGCGGCCGAAGTGCAGGAGCGGCTGGGTACATTGAAGGAACAGGCGGGCAAGGTGGCCACGGCGATCAACAACATTGCCGGCAAGGTCAGTCCGTCATTGGCCAACATAGTGCCCACCAGTTCCTTTGCCATGGATGCCACGCCGGCGCCGGAGGCGGTGAAGCCGTTTCCGCATCTGATGATCATCCAGCCACGCGATCCGAAGATTGAGCCGTACTACTTCAACCTGGACACGGCGGCATTCGACGAGCTGAGTCGCTCGACCGAATTCCGCTGGGCTTCCCAAGAGCGGCTGACACGCCGGCCGGCGAAGCAGGCTATCGGTATGGGTGATGAGAAACTAACGCTTAAGGGCACGATCTATCCGGGTGTCAAAGGCGGTTTAAAGCAGCTCGACACACTGCGCTCCATCGGGGCCAGGCTTCAGCCGCTGACCCTGTCCACGGGCTATGGTGAAGTGATCGGAACGTGGTGCCTGAAAAGCATCAACGAGGAGCAGGCCACGCTGATGCACGGCGGGATTCCTCGCAAACAGGGGTTCACTTTGGAGTTTGAGCGCTATGGCGACGACATGCAGGACGTCTGATGGCGACATGCTCGACGTCATATGCAACAACGTGTATGGCCATCTGAATGGCAGTGTCGAGGCTGTGCTCGATGCCAATCAAGGGCTGGCCGATGAACCTCAGCCGTTCCGGCTGGGCGTGATCATCGTCCTGCCGGATCTGCCCAGCCCTACCCACGAAGGCGTCAGCTTGTGGGGCTGACCTCGGGCGATGCCGGCGCCGGTGCGCCGCTGCATCACGCGTAACGACACTGTTTATCTGACCCGCCTTGTGCGGGTTTTTTATTGGAAAAAATCCATGACTCCGATGTTTCGAATCGTCGCCGATGGCGCCGATGTCACGGCCAAGATCAATGATCGACTGTTGTTGCTGCGTACCTCTGACAAGCCGGGCATGGAGTCCGACGAATTTGAGTTGCGTATCGACGACCGTGACGGTCAAGTGCAATTGCCACGACGTGGCAGCGCCATCGAGATCTACCTGGGTTACGCCGAAACGACCTTGACGCGTATGGGCAGCTACACCGTGGATACGGTCGAAGTGTCCGGCCCGCCGGATAGTATCGTGATCAAGGGCAAGGCCAGCGACGTGCGTGGCAGTGGCAAGACCATCCGTAGCGGAAGCTGGGAAGACGTGCCGCTGTCGAAGATCGTGGCCGACATCGCCGCCCGCAATGGTTGGCAGTCGGTATGTCCGGTGTCGACGAAGGTTGCCCGCGTCGACCAGCTCAACGAGTCTGATTTCAATTTCATCACTCGGCTGGCCAAGCAATACGATTGCACCGCCAAGGTCGCTGACGGCAAGTTGTTAGTGATGCCGCGCCAAGGTGGCCAGACTGCCAGCGGCAAGTCGTTCGGCGCGATCACCCTGACGCGTAGCGACGTCAGCCGCTGGCAGTTCAGCCTTGGTGATCGCAACTCGCACAAGGCCGTGGCCACCAAACATCAGGACAAAAAGAACGGCAAGCTCGCGGTGGTCACCATCGACAACGATGACGCGCCGGACGGCCTGCCGGCTGTTCATACCGACCGCCATATCTACCCGAACAAAACCGCTGCTGAAGCGGCGGCCAAGGCCCGTCTATCAGCATTCAATCGTTCCACCGCCGACGTGCGTCTTGAAATGTCTGGTCGGACGGACATCTTTGCCGAGCGCCCGATTCTCGCGCAGGGTTTCAAGGTCGGGCTTGATGGCGAATACCTGGCGGATTCAGTCGAGCAGGTGTTCACCCAGTCCGGATGGTCGACCTCCGTCGAATGCAATGCCGGCAAGGCAGGCAAGTCCAAGAGTAAGAGCAAGAAAAAGGGACAGGCGAAACCGCCGCTCAAGGTTGTGAGCATCGAGAAACAATAACTGCATCCCAATGCCGCCTGAGTGCGGCTTTTTTATGTCCGGAGTTTGTATGTCCATCACCGAGCAACAACTGCAACGCATCATGCCCAACGCCCGCCGCCAAGCGGGCGTTTTTGTATCCGCCCTCAACGCAGCCATGGCTCATCGGCAGATCAACACGCCGAAACGCCAAGCCGCGTTTCTGGCGCAAGTCGGTCACGAGTCGGGTCAGCTGCAGTACGTGCGTGAGCTGGGCGGCGATCAGTACCTGAGCAAATACGACACCGGCAACCTGGCTGCAAAACTGGGCAACACGCCGGCAGCGGAAGGTGATGGCCAGCGTTATCGCGGTCGCGGCCTGATCCAGGTCACCGGCCACGATAACTACCTGCGCTGCAGCTTGGCGCTGTTCGGTGACGAGCGATTGCTGCGCACGCCTGAACTGCTGGAACTGCCGCAGTGGGCCGCTGAATCGGCCGCGTGGTTCTGGTCCGTGAATGGACTGAATGCGCTCGCCGATCTAAACGAATTCAACACGATCACTCGCCGGATCAACGGTGGTCTGAATGGCCTGCAGGATCGGCTGGAACTGTGGGAGCGGGCGAGGGCGGTGCTATGTGTCTCGGCGATCTGATCCCAGCGCCGTATCGGCTGCTGGCAAAAAGCGTGCTGCTGGTCGTCATGGTAGGTGGTTCTGCAGCCATCGCCTGGCAAGTGCAGGATTGGCGCTACGGCAAACAGCTCGCAGAGCAGGCCCGCCTGCAAACCGAAACGCTCAATCAGATAGCCCTCGCTTCGGCCGCGCAGCAGCGTGCCGAACAAGACAAACGCCTGGCGCTCGAGCAGCGCCTGGCAACCAGTGAACAGACCCATTATCGAGCCTTGAGCGATGTCCAACGTGATCAAGGTCGCCTGCGCGACCGCCTTGCCACTGCTGATCTGCGCCTGTCAGTCCTACTCGACGCCACCACCGGCGCCGGCAACGGATCGCTGTCAGCCACCCCCTTCACCGGCGGCGTGGTTCATGGCCCCACAAGAGCCGAACTTGACCCAGCGCATGCTCAACGAATTATCGGCGTCACCGACGACGGCGACCGGGGGCTGATTGCCCTTGCGGCCTGTCAGGCGTATGTGAAAACTATCATTGCTGCTAACTTCTCAGCGGAGTAG